ATTCATCTACAGACATACCATCAAACACAGTAGGTTTTGTATCATGTTCAGTCATATTTAATCTCCTTTCTCCATAGATACATAGTTAACTATAGGTTTATTCTTTGCCTTACTTACTTTAGAAACTTCCTCAGTTAACCTATCTCCCCAGCAAGTGTGCCTAAAATTACAAAACTTACACTCTGTATTTAAGATGTATCGTCCTGTTTCTTTTCCATAGAAAGTTTCTTTTACTGGCTCAAAACATCTACTAAATTCTGCATTAGACACAGCCTCTACTGTCTTTTCTAGCTTTTTCATGACAGCATCTGGATCACTCGTGTATTTAATATACTTAAATTCACCAGAAGAATGGTTTACAACCCACCAACCTCCCGGCTCAACATTTTTTCCTTTTGCATAGACGGTTAATTGACCTACATAACCAAAAGGGTCACTCTTCTCTATGGTATCTCCATCAATCCATTTATTTTTAAAGCTCCAAGGACTTGTAGATTTAATGTCGTCAACTTTATTATCCAACACTAAATCATATTCTCCCTGAATTTTTGTGCCGGATATTTCTGTTTCTACTTTCTCTGGCTCTTCAAATGTAGCACCAGCTTCTTTTAATAGTCCTTTAAAAACAGCCTCAGTAATATCTCCGATCATCATTCTTACCAAGAAATGGGACGATGGTGGAATAGCAGCCTCTGGATTATTCTTTTGAAACCAGAGTTGACAAGAAGCTCTACCTATATTACTTGCCCGTAAACGAAAATCTTTTCCTGATTTTCTTTTCTTAAATTGCTTACGCACTGCTTCTTCCACATGCTTAACAATGCCCTGTATATTTTCTTCGGACATACTTTTTGTTCCTTGACGTACTTCATCAAGATAAGAATGAACAAGTAGTTCTACAGGGTGTTCAAGTTCCATTTTATTTATCTTCCTCAACAGTAATGAAAGCTTCAATAACCTCCTCTTCATCTGAAGAGATAGGATTGCTATTAGCATTCTGATCGTAAGACTCTTGAATGTATTTATTATAGCTATTCACCCAAGACTGAAACCTCATCAACATTTCATTGTCATCTGGTTGCACTAACTTAACTTCTTCAGTTAGTTTTACATCATACACTGGTTGGTACAACATATTTCCATTTACCATAGGAGAACCTTCTGTCGTAAGACCAATCATATGTTGAGGGAACAACCTATTAACTGTTCTATATTTACTCAACGCTTCTCCCATAATTTTAAATGCTGTGCTATTTTCTATTTCCCAGATCACAGGAAGAGGTTCCTTACTTGCTGGTAAGGCTTCTCCCTTTTCATTCACAGCAGTACCCTCGTCTAAAGTAATTGTACCAAAGATGGCCCTCACTCGCTTGACTGAGGTAATTAATTTTCTAGTTGCCTCTGGTAGTTCTTTCCAATCTTTAATAAAACCAGATGGCCGACCACAATTGAAGCCTCCTGACTCATCTATAAGATCAGAAGAATTAAATTTAGTATAATCATTTGTAAAAGCAGACTTAATATACTTACCTTTACGCCCATCTTTATCTGGTGTCTGGTAAGGAAGCCACCTATTGTAGCGAAACCTTTGCAAGAAAGGTCTAAAGGTAATATTTTCACAGTATCGAAAGATACCAGTGCCATCATCCAAACGGAAAGTTCCACCGGGAACTACTTCCATTTGACGGGCCTTACCATTCTTCTCAATAGCACCCATGACAGAGCGGTTCCATATACGAAACCTGCAAAGATTTTCTGAAGAACGAGAGGTGGCTTTTTCATTGCTTTCAATACCCATGACAGCAGCCACCATGTCATAATTAGTATTGTCAATCGTAACTAGTTCTGTTTCCATACTATTTCCTTTCATGTTTGCAAAAAAAAGATTGCCCCATTATATGCATTTAGTATAACTTGTCAAGAGTATTCTTGCAACTCCATCCAGTTACTTCCAATCTTGCACTCTAACATGAGGGGCACATTAAAGTCAACTTCAAACTTTTGTAAGAAAGACTCTCTAAGTCTTTG